GCCCAGCTGATGTCTTGCATGGTCGCAGCTACTCCGATAGTAGCAACTGCCGTCTGTGCCATAGTCTTGACGGCTCTAACCGCCGCCGCCTTTGCCCACTGCTTCCAGTCACGATTTTTCATGCTTGTGTACCTCACTTTCCAGTTCTTGTATTTTGCATTCTGCCACCGTCATTCGGGAAATCAAATTGTTATGCTTGTCCACACGCCGTGAGAGCGTGTCCACATCGCTTCTGAGTGCGTCCAGCTTTACCTGTAAAACGGCAGTTGCTTTACTCTGCATCAGTGCAGAGCCGCACACAGCACCAAGTGCAGCAATTCCGGCGGTGATAATCTCTGTCCAGTCCATGCGTTTCGCTCTCCTTTTCAGTCCACAAAAAAGGTACAGTGGATATAGTAAGATGATGTGGTGTCAAAAAATCCTTGCGTTTTGCCCACAAAGCTGACCTTGCCGTCTGTGTCTATCGTGGTCAAAAAAGATGCTTGCGAGGAGCTGTCGACGGCACAAAACTGCTGCACTTTTGCCGGCGGTCTGTATCCCTCCGGGAGTGTAAGCACTACTTTTGAGGACGCGGCTTCGGAAAAAATCACGTATCCGCTTACAGACACGATCTTGCCCTGCTTGCGGTATCTGATAGTGCTGCTTTTGATACCACTGGGAAATGTTGGGATTATCCAACCGCTGTCAGTCAAGTTGCTGGCAGTATTAGCATAAGACAAGTCTTCATCTGTAACCGATTTTGTACCAGTGGTAGTGGCTGTTTGGGCATTGGAATCTGTCAGGGTATACATAACCCACCTATTTGCCATACCTCTGGTCAAAGCGATGTCTGCCATGACAGTACAATGCGTCTGCTGGTATCTTTGAGGTACAGCACACCACAACTCATAAGTTAGACCGGTTGACGATTCAATTGCGACAAGTTTGAACGAAGGCAATGCATTTGATGAACGAATTGACCAACGCAAATTCATATTTTCTGATTTTAATCCCGTTTTATCGCTCCTTGTGTATACTCCTAAAACACCATATGTATTGTAACCTTGATATACTTGTAAACACATTGCTTCTGTGTCGTATCCGTTCTGTGTTGGAATCATTGAACCAAGACGAAACCATTTGTAGCCATCATTAAAGTTGACATTGCCGTTTACACAAGAGCCGTACCGCATCGCACCACTAACCAGTTCTTTTGCTTTGTCCGCCGTGTCGTGAAGCGGTAGATACTGCGACAAGTCAGTCTTTTTAGCATACGGCGTGAGGTCTACATCTGTACCGTCTTTCCCAGGGTCGCCCTTTTCGCCTTTATCCCCTTTCTCACCTTTGGCACCAGCTGCTCCAGTGTCGCCTTTTTCGCCTTTGAGAGATGCAAGCCACGCCTGCTCTGTGCCGTCAAAGCCGCTGGCGACTGCGATCTGATAAGCGGACTTACCGTCGGCTCCGTCTTTACCAGCGGCACCGGTTGCTCCGGGGTCGCCTTTATCACCCTTTTCACCAGCAGCACCAGCTGCTCCAGTGTCACCTTTATCTCCCTTTTCGCCTTTGAGAGATGCAAGCCACGCCTGCTCCGTACCGTCAAAGCCGCTGTCAACGGCGATCTGATAGGCAGATTTGCCGTCGGCTCCGTCCTTGCCGTCATGGACATCTGCAATCTTTTTGTCAATCTCTGCGATCAGCTGGGCGTACAAGTCAGGCGTTGGAGGGATAGGTGTGTCCCCTTCCCCAGAAAAGCCAGAACGCTTGATGCCGATGCCGACCGTGGTGGTGGTTGCCCGCACAGAGCCGTCCGCAGCGTAGCCAAAAGCACTGACACCGACGCAGCCGGTCTGCAACTCCGCCGGGAGCAAGCAGTGACACACGGTATCATCACCCAGGTGCACGTTGTAGGTCTTGTCGCCCTGTTCAAACTGGGCGGTTTTGTCCAGACCGTCCCAGTCAGGCGAAAAAATGAAGCATATATCTACGAAGTTTATCTGCCGATCAGCGACTTGCTCCCGAAAAAGAAGCTCCATACGCTGACCAGTAACGCAAAATTTCAGCATATCGTATCACCTCCACATCAAAAGTTATATGTAGCGTTGATATGATACTTTTGTCCAGCTATCATACTTCCAACGCTCCAAACCACAACTTTTCCAGTTGTTAGCAGTGCCGCCATTCCAGCCACCCCTGAATCCGAGTAGATCGGAGTGTATGCATTTTTTTTTGGCGGGTAGTGGTTGTATATTTTGGATTCATCGACATTGCATAGTAAGTCACAGATGACTGTCCCGTTGCCAATTTCCGCATCTGACTTTATAGTAAAATCTCCAGAAACGGTTACAACACCTGCACCAAATTGTATACCTGCTCTTTTGTCAAGCAAAATACCGCGGACGGTTAAGTCAGAGGAGGTACAAACGGCATCATTATAGTAGACCTGCCACGTATCATTAATGGGGATTTCTTCACTTGTGGCGAGTTGATACCATTCGTTCCAATCCGTGGTGTCATTGGGAATGTCTTTATCTGCAAGATATGCAGATCTGACATACACATAAAAGCTTGGGTCGGAAATGGCAAAAATTTGCACAGCAAATTCATCTCCGGAGATGACGATCAATGTGGTGCTTCCATAATCGCGGTTTTTTGGACTATTTTTAATGTTTATACTTCGATTTGATGCATACATACCTGTTTTTACAATGTCGTTTAAATCCACGTTGTTTTGCAGTACTATTTTTGACAGTCCTTTTCCTGTGCCGTTTTCTGCGATTTTTTTTAGCATCTCGTCTATGACACAGATCGGCTGTGGCAAGTCATCGCCGGCACCGCTTGCGATTTCTGCGAGATATTTTTCGATTCGCGTTTTCGGTTTGTTCATTTTGTACACTTCCTTTACTGCCAAGTACCGTCGGCGTTACGTGTCAGGCTGCCGTCTGTGCAGGTGACTTTACTCAAAAAAGTGTATACGCCGTCGGTGTCGCTGATAGTGTCCCAAGCATCACCAAGCGACGGTGTATCTTCTACGCTTACCTTGTCCACAAGCTGCCACTTTGCCTTTGTGCTTGCATAGTGCAAGTCTGTAAGCTGTGTACCGAAAAAGGCATAAATCTGTAGCTGCTTGATAGATGCCGGCAAGAGCATTTCCGCGATTTTTGTGCCAGAAAAAGCATTGGATTCAATGGTCAAAAGTGCTGCTGGCAGTGCTAAGCTGGTTATCTTTCCGCAGCCAGAAAAAGCATGGCTGCCGATACGTGTCACTGTGTCAGAGAGCAGCACGTCTTGGACGTTGACAAGTCCCATAAAAAAGTTAGAGCCAAGACTTGTGATACCGTCGTCAACAACGATTTTTGTAGCTGCATCTGTGATGCCCTCTTTTGTCCATATGCTGGCGGCATTTTGATCGTAAACGGAACCGCTGCCGGAAATTTGCAGAACGCCGTTGGCGTACATGGTATATGTCGCAGTGTCCCCGCACTTACCTGTGGCGATGACTGCCGGAGTGCCGATAACGTCCAGCGTGTCATTGATAGACTTTACCGCCTTTTCAAGGGCGGCTACTCTGTCGATCAGATCGGTTACGCCACACTTTCCAAGGATACACTTTACATAGCCGCAAAGGGCGGTGTCATCTCTGGTGTCCTCTACGCTTTCGATTGCTCCGCCAGCAGACATCTTGACATAGCAAAGAGTAAGTACCTTTTTTGTGTCGGTGCTCTCAAAGACAGGCTTGTCACTGTTGCCGGCAAGTCCCAGCATCACCTCAAAAGAGCACGCCCGTACAAGCGGTGCCGTGTCGCAGGAGATGCCGACCGCGAGCACGCGGGACAGTCCTGCATCTGCATAAGGTGATAAGTCGATTTTTTGCACGCTGGATAGTATCGCATAGTGTCCGCCTATCCATGCATACCCTGTGCCTACAGTCAGCACCGTGCCGCTGTAGGACAGCGAAAAGCAGTCGCCCCATGTGTCAAGGATACCGTCGCAGATCATAGAGGACAGGTATCCGGTAAAATTTTCCGCCGTGTATGTCCTGTCGTTTCCACCGTCAAAGCAGTTGAAAAAGCCGCCGTCAAGCGGGGTGTTGATTTTTATCGTGTCCATGCTATCCCTCCAAAGTCTGCATCACCGGCGTTAAGCTGTAGCCGTCCTTGTCAAAGCTTTCGATCATGCCGATCAACTGAATTTTGTCCAAAGTCAAGCCGAAGCGAACATTTTTCACTGTCACATAGTCACCGACAGCATAGTCAACGCCGTATATATACTGCCGCCCGTCAGATGCGATTGTCGACTGTGTTTCGGTTTTGATTTCAGTCAATTTTTCTGCGGCTCTGGTGACCAGAAGCCTTTTATACTCGTCCTCTGGTATCGTGACTTCTGTCCCGCCGGCGTTTTCCGTGTCCGAAATGTCGTTAGCGTCCACATATACTTCGTACCGGTCAAGCCGCTGCGGTTCTGCCTTGCCAGTATAGTATGTGGCTTGCTTGCGGTCTTTTCCGGTTCCTTGCCCAAAAGCATATGCAAAGTTTGTATACTCCATGGCATCTGTGGAATAGGTATAATTTAACAGATTGTCGTATACATCGGAAAAGACTACGGCAGTCCGTTCCGTTTGCTGGGTGCTTCTGTCCATTCCCGCCGAAAGGTTAAACTGGAGCTTAAACTTCCCGTCTGATGTCCCCGCAGAGTATGGCACAAGCGAAATCTGGGCGGTTCCGCCGACTTGCTTGCATATGGTATACACCCACTCCATGAGATTTGCATAGCTGATCTGCAAGACGCTTTTTTCGCCCCAGCAGGAGCCGGAAACGGTGCCGATCTCTAAGGACGGTATCACGCGTTCTGCGGCTGTCCATGACTTGATGCAGTTTTTTTTGACTACAGTCTGGACAATCTCGCTATATGTGCGGTAAGCAGTAAAGGATACTGTAGGATATATGATACGACGCTCCAAGAGCGACATCAAAAACCGCCCTTTCACTGTCAGATAGTCGCCATTTTCAGCATCGGTTTCAAGGGTGATTTGCTCTATAATGCCGTAATTTTTTGTATCGTCTGATCTGCCGATTACTCTGCCCCGCCGGAAAGTCTGCACACTTTCGGGGCTTGCACCGATATAGACCTCAAAAACGCCGCACTCGTAGTACTCCACGTCCCAGATAAGACTTGTAAAAGTATCACAGACAGCGACTTGTGTCAGTGGCTGATAGTAGCTTCCGCTTTCGTCCAGTCCGGCAAACTCGTAAATACTAAGATACAAGTATCACACCCCCAAGTATGCCGTCCGCAAGATGACTTTTACAGACAAAAACATCACGCCGCTGCCGGAGATGTAAAAGACGTTTTCGCCGGGTTTTGCTGTCAGCCACTCTGTCATCTTTACTTTGCCTATCCAGTTTTCCTGCACGCCGTTTTTGGTCATGATACAGGATTTTTTGCCTGTATGCGTGGTGATCGTCAACGTTTCGTTGTTTTCGATCGGCTCGTCGATCTGCATATATGCACCAGATTCCGCGTCATAAATCCGGATATTTTTAGAAGTCGTTCCTTCACCGCCAACGCCGGAGATGACAAAAGTCAAGCCTGCATCATCGCCGGCATTTACAAGCTTTATGTAGCTTTTGCTGTGGTGGTGTCCAAGCGGCACTCCTTTGCTATCGATAGCAAAGGGAAATTTGAAGCCGCCTGTAAAGTACCGGTACTCTCCGACTTGCTCCTCCAGTCCGTACCAGTAAATATCTGGGCAGATAATGCTGATCTGTCCCGTAGTTTTATCAGAAAAATTGTCCACTTCGCACGTTTCCACGTATCCCTCAGTGTACACACTGATTTTACTTGTCTTATAGTACACCTTGATATAACTCGCCGGCTTTACTACACGATACAGAGCATGGCGGCGTGATTCGATGTCTACGCCTTTCATGCGGTAAGAGATCACGATGTTTCTTTTTTCCAAAAACGCCCTATTAAGATAGCTGCCGTTTATACCCGCATAAGCGGAGGTGTTGATCGTTCCGGCAGGCGGGGCAAGCCCTTCCACCTTAGACACCATGTAGCGATTTGCTGTCGTGGTCATGTCCAGCTGCTCGCCGTCCTCGTTTTCCAGCACCAGTGTAAACCGCATACATCATCACCTCCGCTTTACAGATTGTTTGCATTTTTAGTCTGCCGATAAATTTCCAGTCGTGACAAAGCCTTTGGGCTGTTGTTGGTCTGGTTGACTGTGCGGCTGTTGTCATAGTAGTTGTTGACCTGTCCGCCGGTTGTCGGTGCGTTTAGCATAGCAGGGCTTATGCTGCCCATGCTCCCCACAATATCCGGTATTTTTTGCTGTGCCGCTGAAACGATTGAATCTGATACTTTGGACACTGCCCGCAGTGCAGACTTTGTGTTGTCCAGCATGCCGACACCGATACCGGCAGGAATCCAGCGACCCACGTCTTTACTCATACGCCGCGAGGGGCTGTGGCTGTCAAGTCCTTTTTTGCCCGTGAAGCCGTCCACGATACCGTCAACAAAGCCGCTGACCTTATCTTTTAGCCACTGTGTCGCACCGGTGATGCCGTTCCAGATGCCCGTGACGATATTTTCACCGATTTCAAGCATTTTGTCTGGTAGCTCCTCCAGCGTGTTTTTGATGTTGTCAAAAATGCCGCTGGCTGCTTCCTTTGCCTTAGACGGGGCAGAGGTGGCAAATTCAACGATTTTCCGGAAAGCACCCGAGAAAAATTCTCCGATTTTTCCGGGGAGAGCCTTAACCGTTTCGACGATGTTATTCCAGATATTGGACGCAGCTTCTTTTGCTTTTGCGGGAGCACTTTTCGCAAATTCCACAATTTTTCGCAGCATTTCGCCGACAAAGTAGCCCACATTGTACGGTAGGTTTTTGATGCCCTCGACGATAGCATTAAAAATGTTAGATGCGGATTCGCTGGCTTTTGCCCACGCACTGGAAGCCCACTCTATCAGACTTTGCAGCATCTGGTCAAAGACCGAGCCCCATGCTCCCAGCAGTGACGATACATACATCATGATGCCGGCAAGGATAGCTTTAAGTATATCCATGCCAAGCTGGAGCCAGTTTGTCTGCATGACACCGTTGACCATAGCCGCCACCAGCTGCGGAATTGCCGCCACCAGCTGCGGAATCGCAGACACAAGACCGGTTGCAATGCCGGTCACTAGTTGCATAGCTGTCGTTATCAGCAACGGGATATTGTTAAGCAGCGAGTTTGTGATGCCAGTTATCAGCTGCAAGGTTGCTTGCAAAATTGCCGGAAGATTTTGTATAAGCCCCTGCACCAGCCCCATGACGAGATTGATGCCCGCTTGTACCAGCTGCGGCAAGCAGCCGAGCAGCCCTTGCACAAGGCTGTCTATCATCTGCAAAGCCGCATCTAGCAAAGTGGGGAGATTTTCAAGCAACCCGTTCACCAGTTCCAGCACGATCTGCACCGCGGCTTGTATCAGCTGCGGAAGATTTTGTATCAGTCCATCGCACAAGGTCTGCACCAGCTGCAAAGCTGCATCGATCAGTACCGGAAGATTTTGTATCAGTCCCTGTGCCAGACCGTCTACCAGCTGCAAAGCCGCATCGATCAGTGTCGGCAGTGCCGCCAGCAGACCGGTTGCAAGCTGGGTGACGATTGTCAGAGCCATAGAAAGCAGCAGCGGGAGATTACCCGAAACAAAAGTTACTACAGACTGTAAAAGTGCATTGACCGCTGAAACGATCGCGGGAGCATTTTGCTCTATGGTAGAGATTACTTGCTGCAATGCCGATATAACGCTGCCCAGCAGCAGCGGGGCTGCTGTGGCAAGATAGCTTGCAAGCTGGGTTATCAAGTCCAAAAACGACGCGAGCAAAATCGGCAGCACCGTCGTGATTAAAGGCGGTATTAGCGTGCCGATTGACTGCACAAGAGTTACAAGCAAAGCATTAAAGCCACTAAGCAGATCGGGGAGTATCGTCGGCAGCTGTGTCGTGACGACAATCGCAAGCTTTTTTACGATTTCCTGCACTTTTTTCAGTGCCGCATCAAGTCCGCCGGTGTTAAAAGCATTTACGACATCAGTCGCAGCCTGTACTGCTTCCTTTGCCGCCGGTGCTAAATTATCCCCTATGGCGATTGCTGCTCCCTCGGTTGCCGACTTAAAGAGCGTGATTTTACCTTTGAGGTTGTCAAGCTGTGTCCCCGCCATTTGTGCGGCAGAGCCGGTGCTGTCGGTGATCGTCTGCTGGAGATTGTCCCATGTGTCACCAGTATTTGCAAGCAAAGAGTTGACAGCGGCGAGGTCGGTTTTGTTAAAGATCGTCCCGATTATATCATCTTTTTGTGCTGCGGTCATGCCGTCCATGCTGGCGTTTAAATCACTCAAGATGTCGTTCATCGACCGCATGTTTCCCTCGGAATCATAAGTCTTTACGCCGAGTTTTTCCATTTTTGCTGCTGCATCGTCCGTGGGACTTTGCAGCGACAAAATAATATTCCGGAGATTCGTGCCGCCCTCTGCTCCCTTGATGCCGTTGTTGGCAAGGATACCAAGGGCAGTGTTTAACTCTGCCGTTCCGCCCTTTATCGACTTCGCGGTTGCACCTATTGTCAAGATGCCCTCGCCAAGCTGTGCTACAGAGGTATTCGTGGTTGACGCAGTTTTTGCCATTTGGTCAACCATTTTTTCAGATTCGTCCACTCCCATGCCGAGGGCAGACATCGCATCTGTCACCATGTCCGATGCAGATGCAAGGTCAATGTTTCCGGCAGCCGCCAGATCAAGGACTGTCGGGAGTGTATCGCACATCTGCTGGGTGTCATATCCAGCCAAAGCCAAGTAGTTTAACGCGTCCGCACACTCCGTGGCAGAGAATGCAGTTTCAGCACCCATTTTCTTCGCTAAGGCGTTTAGGGTGTCCATGGTGTTGACGGATTGACCGTCAACGGTAGACATAGCATCTTTTGCAATCCCCATGGTTGCTTGCACTTGTGATATAGAGGATTCAAAATCGCTGTAGCTGTCAAGTGCAGATTTTCCGACAGCGGCACCGGTTGCCGCAGCAGCAGTCGCGTATGCACCAAAAGCTTTTACTCCGGTTTCCACGCCTTTCGCAACGCCGCCGCCCATAGACTTGGCAAGGGTTGCAAACTTCCCGCTGCTTGCTTCAGCGTCACTGCCCGATTGCTTGATACTGCTGCCGGCTTTTTTAGCACTATCCTCCAGCTTTCGGAGGTCTTGCTCTGTGGCGACGATCTCACGCTGCAAAGCGTCGTACTGCTCCTGAGTGATCTTGCCATTGCCACTTTTCATTTCTTCGGCAGCAGATGCGGCTGCCGTTTTGAGTGTTTTTAGCTTGTCTTTGGTATCAGATACGGCACTCGCAAGCAGCTTCTGCTTTTGGGCAAGCAACTCTGTATTTTTGGGGTCAAGTTTTAGCAAGCGTTCGACATCTTTCAGCTGTGTCTGGGTGCTTTTGATTTTGCCGTTGACACCCTGCAACGCTTTTTGCAGATCGGTAGTATCGCCGCCGATCTCTACCACGATGCCTTTTATCCTGCTTGCCATGATCTCACCACCTTAAAATTTGTCAAAATCGTCTTGCGTTGCTTTATAAGCATAGCTGCACTGATCGTTGCCTTGCTCTGTAAACATATCCTCAACTAGTCCTATGGTCAAGTACTCTAAGTCATGGATAGAGATGCCCACTTGTACACACCTAAGCAAAAAAAGCGGTGTTGTCATTTCGCGGTCAAGCGGGCGTGATTTTTTTTTGACTGTACTTGCGTTTCCATGTTGCACGCCCACAAGTCAAGCAGCTCCGGGAGCACCTCGTAAATGCTAAAAGTGGAGAAGCCGTCGAGCCACTCGTCAGGGGTGTTGGGGATAGACGGGTCCGCATGCTTCGCCATGATGTAGGCGATATTTTCAAAGATTTCGAGATGGTCAAGCAGCAGTGCAGAGGTTTCATCGTCGCTTTTTTCCGCAGGAGCTTCTGCGGCGTTTTCCGTGTCCGGCTGTTCCTTGTCACCGATTGCCTTTTTAAGCATCAAAAGGTCTCGGAAAATGTCCCGCCGGAACCGGATACGATACTGCCGCGGGACGGCAGCACTTGCCCGAAAAGGCACTTCTCTGCCGTCAATTTCAATGGTCTTACAGATAGCCATGATATACCTCCCTTTTACTCGCCGTTAGATACCGGAACGGAGCTTGTCAGATCAGGCATATACGGCTTTTTGTACCAGTCCGCATAGACAACTGCATCTGTTTTTTCACAAGATTTTGCTTTTGCCACGCCGTTAACCAGCGGGGACGCTGTAAGCGACAGCGTTTCCGTTTTTACCTCCTTGCTATCCTCTACAGTTCCGGATTCTGTGGTCGGGCGGGAAGCAGAGCAGCGGTGGAAAATATGACGAATTTTGTTTTTATCGCCGGTAAACTCAAAAAACAGGGCAAATTCCGACATTTCCGCATCGCTGGTTTCTACGAGTACGCCCTTTGCGTCCAGCTTCTCGCCCAAGACTTCCGTCGCAAATTCGGTGGTAACGAGGGCGATTTCCAGATCGCCCTCATAGCCAGCGTTGTTGCTGCATACATAGTACACGCCGTCATCAGCGTAAAAGGGCTCATTTTCGCCGTTCGGGTCAAGCGACAGATTGACTGCACCGGGCAGCTTCTTCACTTCGCCGTAGATCGGCATTTCGTCCTCGTCGTATCCGGTGATTTTTGCCCAGTGGACATTTTTCAAGCCAAATTTGACCTTGTTCTTTTCCATAGCCATGATAAAAATCCCTTTCTTTTTTTATTTTATTGCTTTTCCAAGCAGTTCCAGCAGCATTTCCTCGCCGCGGTTTTCTGCTGGTCTGATATGAGGATATGCCCGAGTTCTGCCGCCGTTTCGCAAAGCGTGACCGTTTTCCAAAAGATGCGTCAAACGGTAGTACTTTTTTGAGTGCACAGTGATGACAAGGCGGTGATTGACTTCCTCGGTTTTTTTGGTTGCCCAGCTTTTCGCATATTTTCCAGTGTCCTTTGGGGCACCGGCAGAAATCTCTTTTTTGACAGAGTTTGCAGTCTTACGGACAGCCTTTTTCATGTTTTCCGTGGTAAGGTCTGCATACTCTTGTAATCCTTTTACGATCTCCGCTGATAGCTGATCAATTTTTACCTTCCTGCTCATCTGCACACTCCAAAAGCACCTCAAAAGTGTAAACTTGTTCAAAAAGTTTTTCCGTGTCGATGTACTCCTCGTACTTTTCATATACGATTTCATTCGCATCTAAGACGTGTTCCACTTTTTCTTCTGCCGCAAAATTTTTGCGGTTGCTGTATAGCTCTAGCTGTACACTAAGGATTTTTTGGTACATCATATTATCAGCCGCAAAGTGCTGCATATCGTCAAACCAGAATACCAGATAGGGCAGCGGCGGCACTTTGCCGGGTTGCCAGTGGTGATAGGTCACAGGCAGACCCATGCTTTTAATCAGTGCATTGATCTCTGCATAAGTCATTTTGTACGCCCACCTCCTGCTGTAGGTACAGTTCCAAGCAATCCGCCGATTTTTTGTAGGTACGATAAACCGCATACTGCCGCCCGTTGTACTCTGCTACCGTTTCCCCCCGATACTCTATCGGGTGTATATGCATCATGTACTCCGGACTTAATCCGGCTTGCATGCCGGCAAAAAACTCTGCACGATTTGCGGACTGTACATCGCACATCACTTCCCGCCGCCGTTCTTCGACGATCTGCTGTACCCCAAAATCATCGTTTTTGTAGATACGGTCTATCAGAGTTACAACATCATTCATTTTCCGCACCTCTCATTTTTTGCGAAAAGATGCGGTTGTTTAGACGATACCGCAGCATGCGTGGCATAGCGTCGCCACTCTCACGAGATCGCCAGAGCCACGCCGCATACTGTACGATAAGCTGGTTATCCTCGACGTTATCCTCTAGCTGGACACCCTCGCGGGACATATCAGCACTTGCGGCTTGCAAGTACTCGGTCAGCCTGTCGTTGTACGCATTTGCGGTGATGCCCAAGTCCACCTTTAGCATCGCCAGCAAATCTGCTGTAATCATACGTCACT